AACAGAGATGACCTAACATCGGCTATTGATAATTTCATTGCTCTAGCAGAAGCACAGATTAACCGTGATGTACGTCATTGGAAGATGGAGAAGCGTGCTAGTGGTCAACAGAGTGCTAATGATGAATATTCACAGATTCCTGCTGATTGGATGGAGACTATTAGATTCCACGTCACTGACAACGGAACATCGCCACTTGATTTAATCTCAAGAGCATCTATGGCAGACAAGAGAGCGTCTAATGAAGATGCTGTAGGAACGCCAACACATTACACACACGCAGATGGACAATTTCAGTTCTATCCAACACCATCTGATACAACTAATACAGAATTACTTTACTACGCTAAGACTACAGGTCTAAGTGCTAGTAATACAACAAATTGGCTTTTGTCAGAAGCGCCTGATGTGTACCTTTATGGTGCGCTATTACATTCAGCACCGTATTTGGCAGAGGATGAAAGAGTAGGGGTATGGGCGCAGATGTATGGCGCAGCTGTTGCTCAATTAAATCAATCGTCTGAGAGTGCTAGGTTTAGTGGCTCAGGCTTAAAACTTAAAATTAGAGGACAAGGCTAATGTCATTTACAAACTTTTTAGAAACAGAAATCTTAGACCACGTATTCGCAGGCGCAGCATACACAGCACCTGCTACTTTATACTTGGCTTTATATACAGCAGCACCAGGTGAGACAGGCGGTGGTACAGAAGTATCAGGCACAGGCTATGCTCGTCAAACTGTAGCATTTACTACAGCAGGCAACACGACTTCAAATAACGCAGCAGTTGAATTTCCAACAGCAGGCGCATCTTGGGGTACAGTTACTCATGTTGGTGTATTTGATGCTTCAACAGCAGGTAACTTGATGGCTTACGCAGCATTAACAACATCTAAGACTATTGACTCAGGTGATGTATTTAGAGTTCCAAACGCAGACTTGGATATTACGCTAGACTAAGATGTTATACGGTGCTTACAAATACGGTAAGGCAGCATATTCAACAGCAGATTTAGAAGAAGGTGTTGTACCTATAACCATGACGAGTTCTGTTTCGGCAGACTCACAGAGGGTTAGGGAATCAGGCTCAATAGTAATGGGCGATTCCGCTACGTTCACTATTGCCTTCAAAACCGTAAACGCATCAGCAACAACATCAGTAAACTCAAGCACATCATGTAATAGTGCAAGAACAAGAAATACAGGTGGCACAGTAACATCTACTTGTACAACAGCAAGTGATAGTCAAAGGGTTAGAGAGTCAGATAGTGTCGTTACATCTTTATCGACTATTAGCGCTAACGCTATTGCAGTATATGACTCAGGTGCTATCATATTACCTACATCGAGCATTACAGCAACATGTAATAGAGTTAAGCATTTTAGTGGTAGTATGGAGTCTACATCTACTTCAACAGCAATAGGTAGAGAGAAGTGGGAAGTTACAGCAGAGGGCGCAGAGTCTTGGACAGAGGTGGCAGAAAGTTCAGATACTTGGACTAATATTACAGAATCAACAGATACTTGGACGGAGATAGCAGCATGAGTTTAGTACCATTACAGTTACCACCAGGCATTTATAGAAACGGAACAGAGTTTGAACAATCAAATAGATGGAGAGATAGTAATCTTGTAAGATGGCAAGATGGCTCATTACGCCCTGTTGGTGGATGGATTAGCAGAAAAGCATCGGCATTTGCAGCACCACCTAGAGGTATTATTAGTTGGGCAGATAACAGCGCAGATTCACATATTGCATCAGGCACATATAACAAGCTATATGCTATGACTGAGTCTAGTATTGTTAGCGATATTACCCCTGTAGGATTAACATCAGGTGATGAACACGCTACAACAAACGTGGCGTATGGCGGTACATTCTATGGAACAGGATTCTACGGAACACAAAGACCGTTCACAGGCGTTTATGATGAAGCAACAACATGGTCATTAGATTCATGGGGTGAATACTTATTAGCATGTTCAACAACAGACGGCAAGATTTACGAGTGGCAATTAGACACAGCAGTATTACCTACAGCATTAACTAACGCCCCTATTAATAATAAATCAATGCTTGTGACTGAAGAGAGATTTGTATTTGCTCTTGGCGCAGGTGGAAACCCTAGAAAGGTTCAATGGTCAGATAGAGAGGCGAATACGGTATGGACACCATCAGCTACTAACGAAGCAGGTGATATGGAGTTGCAGACTACTGGTCGTATTATGTGTGGCACACCAATGAGAGGAAGAACTCTTATTCTTACAGATAATGATGCTCATGTAGCAACTTACTCAGGACCACCGTTCGTATATGGCTTTGAACGTGTAGGTACAGCTTGTGGTATTTCATCACGTAAAGCATTAGTCTCTATTGACGAGGGTGCGTTTTGGATGGGACACAGAGGATTCTTCACATTCGATGGCTCGGTAGCTAAAGAGATTAAGTGTGATGTATTAGACTATGTATTCGATGATATTAACTACAATCAGATTTCTAAAGTGTATGCGGTAAACAATACCCAACATGGTGAGATTTGGTGGTTCTACCCTTCGTCAAACTCGATTGAGAACAATAAGTATGTTTCACTAGATTATAAAGAGGGTGTTTGGTCGTTCGGAACTATGGACAGAACAGCTTGTATTGACCGTGGTGTATTTAGCACACCTATTTGGGCAGATTCAAGTGGTAATCTTTACAATCATGAATTAGGGAGTGTACATGGTACAGATACACCATTTGCTGAGTCAGGACCTATTAGTTTAGGCAATGGCGATGGTGTAATGAAAGTATCACAACTAATTCCTGATGAAAAGACACAGGGCGAAGTAAACGTCACCTTTAAGACACGATTCCATCCAAATGATACAGAGCGTACATACGGACCATATAACACAGGGAATCCTACTTCTCTTCGTTTTACAGGTAGACAAATCAGAATGAGAGTTGAAGGCACAGGTAGTGATGACTGGCGTTCAGGTGTAATGAGAATTGAAGCAAGAGCAGGTGGTAAGAGATGATTTCAGCTCCACCACCACCATTAGGTGAGAATTGGAAGGCTTGGGGCGAGAGGTTGGTCTCATTCCTTGCTAGAGATAAAGACAAGCTAAGATACTTGACGGACGGAGAGTCTGCAGCAGAAGATGGTGTTTTGATGTGGGATAGGACAAACCAGACTATTGTAGTGTCAAAGAATGGCGCATGGGTAAAGGTTAAGTTAGACCCATGAGTATTCAGGAAGAATTATTAAGAAGTAGAGAGTGGATTCAATCTGCTTTAGACAAAGGTGGAAACACACACGATTATATTGATGTGGTTGAAGGTGTTTTACAAGGAAATATGCAACTTTGGTCAGGCGAAAAAGGTTGTGCGGTAACAGAAATAGTAGTGTATCCTAAGAAAAAAGTTCTACATGTGTTTTTAGCAGGTGGAAAACTTGAGCAAATTACAGATATGCACGATGATGCGGTAAAATGGGCTAAGGCTCAAGGATGCGTTGGAATGACTATAGCAGGTCGTCCAGGGTGGAAAAAGATTTTAGACAAATATGGTTGGAAAGAGCAATTTGTCACATTAAGTAAGGAGTTTTAATATGTCAGGTGGCGGAAAAGGCGGAAGCAGTTCAAGTGTTCAGGAAATCCCTAAGTGGATGGAAGAACCTGCAATCAGAAACATTGCAAGAGCAGAAGATATTCAACGTATGGGATACATGCCATGGTATGGTCCTGATGTTGCAGCATTTAATCCAACTCAACAAGCAGCAGCTCAAGCCAACATTGGCGCAGCAGAAGCATTTGGTCTTGTTCAACCTAATACATTAACAGCCTATCAAGGAATGCCTGAACCAACTACTTATGCAGGTGGTGTACAAGGTTATTCTTCAGCACCTATATTCGAACAGGGTGTTGAAACCCTAAGACAGAAACAACCAGGCACTATGGCACAGTATGATGCTTTATTCGGTGCAAACACTCAACCAGGTGGTGGTGGTGGTATTACAGGTCCTTCATTCAGTGACCAAGTAAGTAGTGGAAACTTCAGTTCTTATTCAGACTACAACCCTAGTACAGGTCTGTATGATAATCAAATTACTGATGGTGGAGACATTAGCTCTTATGTTATGGATGATGGTTCTATTAATTGGAACGCAGCAGGAAACCCTGATTATGGTGTTGTAGACGGTGTTGGTGTAACTAACCCTGATGGTGCGTATGGATATGGCACTACAGGTGGTGGTACTGACTATGATAATTTCGGCAATACTGTTATTGGTGATGTTAAAGTAGAAGACAGAAATCCGTTCTACGATGATGGAACGCCTGTCTATGGCGACTCAGGCGGTGGTGGCGGTTGGGGTGATACAGACACTTCAGAAGGTACTACAGCAGGTGATTACGCTGAGGCTGGATTCTCTCAAGACGACATGGACTTTGCTACTAGCTTTGATGATGACTCTAGTGGCGACTCAGGCGGTGGTGGCGGAGGCGGTGGTGGTTCTTACATCGCTACAGCATCTACTCAAGCATTAGGCGAAGAAGGTCTAAATGTATTTAACGATTGGCGTGACTACATGGCTACTTGGCATCCTACATTTACCTCATCATTTGGTAGATATAGAGTTACAGCTCCTAAGATTGTTGATGCTATTGACTCTAAAGAAAATTCAAAAGACATTTATAGAGATATTTGGGATAACCATCTTAAACCTATCTATGACTTAATCGTACAAGATAGAGATGATATTAAGGCTTTATCTAAATATAAGGTCATGGTTAGAGAGCTAGCTAAGAAGTATTTGAAGGAGAAAGTATAATGGCAGGTCAAGCAGGCGCACCAACACAGCAAGCAACTTCAGGTGGCGGTAAAGGTGGTGGCACAGTAGGTACACCAAATGCAGGTGGAACAACAGGACTTTGGACAGGAAATCCTATTAACGCACAACCTGCAGTAGACTATTCCACTCCTAGACTTGGTGGCGGATTAGCAGTTGATAGGACAGGAAATCCTATTAACGCACAACCAACAGTAAACGTAGCAACACCTGGTACAGGTGGCGGATTAGCAGTTGATATGCAAAAAGCCACTCCACAAGATTTCTATGATTCACGAGGAAATTCATTAGTAGGCAACTTTGCTGATAATATTAGTCAGCATATTGTTGGCAACACCGTATTAGAGGGTGACAGGCTTGCAGCTGCTGATATTAATGGTGATGGAAAAGTTAACATTTCTGATACTATAGGATATTTAAGACGTGACACAGGATTAGAAGATTGGGGTGAAGGAAAAGGCGCTGATTACTACAATCAATATTACCAACAAGGTGATAGATATGTACTAAATCCTAACGCAGGGCAAAAGAGAGGCGATAAGTACATTAAGTATGAAGAGCCTAAAAATGTTGCAGTTGGCGGTGGTACAGCACCTAGTGGTAATAAAGTTCCTGCATTAGGTGCTACACCTATGCCTGTCGGACAAACCCCTACCCAAGGAGGTAAGGGTGGTGGCAATGTACAGCCTGCCCCTCAACCTACACCTTACGCAGTCAGACCTGCAACACAAAACATTAATACTCAGTCAGCCCAAGGTATTACCTCTGCTATGCAAGGTACACGACAAGAGATGGGATACCAACCCCAACAGGTACGTGTACCAGGAACAAGTGCAACTATCGGTGGTGTAAACCAAAGTGCTAGAATTGGCGACCCAGGACAAAGCGGTACTATCGGTGGTGTTAACCAAAGTGCTAGAATCGGAGACCCTGGTAGAAGTGGTCTTGTGGGCGATGTAGCTAAGAGTGGAACTATAGGCGATGTAGCTAAGAGTGGTCGTGTAGGTGGTGTTGGTCAAAGCGCACAAGTAGCCGCAGGTCAACT